AATCTGGTGAATGCAGCAAACTCATAATTTGCCTAAGGCGAGTTCGATCCTCGCATCCTCTATTGACAGAACCCTGTCAAACCCTTATAATACTAAGGTCAACACGCAAGACAATGACACTCACTAGCAAGTTCAAGAAAGACATTCAAACCCTCAAGGGCGCTGTAAATGGAGATTTCTTCCTGGATGTGAAGAATCCGAAACTTCTCAAAAAGGTTCGACGCTATTATGAAAACAATGGTGTTGTATTCTCCGGTGATGCTCTCGATGATTATGATATTTTGATGGAGCAAATCGCCGTTGATCTTGAAGCAGTAGAGGCATGAAAGTTATTCTAGAGCGATTTCCATATCGCTATGTTGAGTCTGGCACACTAGAAAATGGTATGCCGGACTATCGCATTCAAAAAGCTCATTACTGGACTAAGCGATACAGTGACATGTATTTGCTTGATAATCAGATGCAACTTCTGACTGCGATTGATGACTTTGAATACACCAAATGGTTAGATCCTGAAGGTGTTCCTTGTTATACAAAAGACTCGGTATGTCGTTAATCTAGCCCTGGTCGGGATCCCCCCTACAGTCACGGATGGACTTTAACAGCACTGGTGGAGTCATTAGACCCTCTAAAAACTAAATAATAAAAGAGTTTATTAATTTATAGAAATGGCAGCAAAAGGAAGCGCAGCAAAGTCTGCAACTGGTGCATCGATGTCAAAATATGACGTGGAAGTCGAAGCAAGACTTAGATCATTGGAAGCCAAAGCACACACTCCATGTGGAGGTGGATCTGCTGAAGAAAGAGTCGCTGCTTTAGAAGCAAAGGTTGATGCCTTAATATCAATCTTGAACACATCTTCTGCGGTTACCGAATATTGTCCTAAGGATGCAAACGGAGAAAGAAAAATTTCTCTTTGATGGTTTCTTGCTTCACCTAAGAGCAAGTGGTGCGGATGGAGGAAACTCCCGTCCTGTTTCTTGCTTCAGGTAAAAGAGCAAGTGGCGTGCATGTAAGTTCCCTCTGAAGACAGGTTGCATAAACCTGTCTTTTTTTGTATAATAAAATTAAAGGTTTATAATAAAATGAAAATTGGTTTTCAATGTAGTTCTTTTGATTTATTTCATGCTGGACATGTCACCATGCTCAAAATGGAAAAAGAATTATGTGATTATCTGAAAGTGGCTTTGCAAGTGGATCCGACTATTGATCGCCCAGGAATTAAAAATAAACCTGTTCAATCAATCTATGAAAGATATGTTCAGTTGCAAGCGTGTAAATACGTAGATGAAATTCTTGTCTATGAAACTGAATTAGATTTGCTCAATTTAGTAAAAACTCAAACATTTCACGTTAGATTTTTGAGTGAAGAATATAAAGATGTTGATGTTACAGGAAAACAATACTGCATTGATAATGGTATAGAAATACATTATCATTTAAGGAGGCATACATATTCTTCTACTGAGATTAGAAATAGGGTTTATGAATTTGAAAAGGAGAAGAGGGATGAGAAACTACATCAAGAAGTCTTGAAGCAGTATTCTCCAGAACTTTTAAAAAAATACAATAATAAGTAAACATTGATGGGTTGCAAAAACCCGTCTTTTTTCGTATAATATATAATATACACAAGTATTGGACTTATGAGTGAATACACGAAGACTGCGCTAGTTCTTGGCGCTGGAGGTTTTATTGGCAGTCACATGGTTAAGAGACTCCGTGAAGATGGATACTGGGTTCGTGGTGTAGATCTTAAGTACCCAGAGTTTTCTTCGACTCAAGCTAATGAATTTATTCAAGGCGATTTGCGTGATGTTGAGTTTGTCCGTCGTGTCATCCAATATAAAGGTGAGCAAGGTAATTTCTATGCCAGTGTTCCCTATCGTTACATCCGCCCTTTCGATGAGATCTATCAGTTTGCTGCTGATATGGGTGGTGCAGGTTTCGTCTTCACTGGTGAGAATGATGCAGATATCATGCACAACTCTGTTACCATTAATTTGAATGTATTGGAAGAGCAGCGTAAACTGAATGAGACTTTTGATGGTGTAGATAAAGAATGGACAGAAGCTAATCGTCCTAAGTTGGATCAACCAACCAAGATCTTTTACTCTGGATCTGCTTGCATGTATCCAGAACACAATCAACTTGATCCTGACAACCCTGACTGCCGTGAAGAATCTGCATATCCTGCGAACCCTGATTCAGAGTACGGCTGGGAAAAACTCTTTAGCGAAAGACTTTACCTTGCTTACAACCGTAATCATGGTATTCCTGTTCGTATTGCTAGGTATCACAACATCTTCGGCCCTGAAGGAACCTGGGACGGAGGAAGAGAAAAGGCACCAGCAGCAATCTGTAGAAAGGTTGCCTACCTTCCCAAGGAGGGCGGAGCAATCGAAGTATGGGGTGACGGTTTGCAAACTCGTTCCTTCCTGTTCATTGACGAATGCATCGAAGCAACAAGAAGATTAATGGATAGTGACTTTATAGGCCCTGTTAATATTGGTTCTGAAGAGATGGTGACTATCAATCAACTAGTAGATACTGCTGCTAGAGTTGCAGAGAAAAAGGTTGCTAAGATCCATATCGATGGCCCTCTAGGTGTGCGTGGTAGAAACTCTAATAATGATTTAATCCGCGAAAAACTTGGATGGGATTATTCACAAACATTGGAAGAAGGTATTAGATATACCTATTATTGGATCAACGCACAAATTGACGACTGAACATGAAAATTTTAAATCTTGGATCAAGTGGGCAAATCGGTGCCTACCTTACAGAATATCTTCGCAAGAAAGGACATGAGGTTATTGAGTATGACAAGAACCTTGGGCCTCAATACAATCTCACAGCAATTCCTAGCACATGGTTAGAGCATTGTGTTAAGGAAGCAGATTTTGTATTCTTTCTTGCATTTGATGTAGGTGGTTCACGATACCTAAAGAAGTATCAGCATACTTTTGATTTCATTAATAACAACACCAGACTGATGGCAAATGTCTTTGGCCTGTTGGAGAAGTACAATAAAAGATTTGTATTCGCATCATCTCAGATGAGCAACATGTCTTATTCTCCTTACGGTGTGATGAAGAGAGTGGGTGAGATGTATACTACATCATTGAAGGGACTGATTGTTAAATTCTGGAATGTGTATGGTATCGAGAAAGACATGGATAAGGCTCATGTCATCACTGACTTCATCAAGAAGGGGTTTGAAGAGGGTGAATTTGAGATGATGACTGATGGTACTGAAGAACGTCAGTTCCTTTATGCTGAGGACTGCTGTGAAGCACTAGAGACTATCATGGAGAACTACACGGACTTCAAATCGGAAGATCCCCTACACATCACTTCCTTTAGAGCAACATCCATTAAGGAAGTTGCACAGATTATTCAGGGATGCTTTAATTTGATTGGCAAGTATGATGTTAAAATCAACCCAGGACTTGCCAAAGATAGTGTGCAGATGGATAAGAGAAATGAGGCAGATTCATACATCCATAGTTGGTGGTTACCCAAAACCTCCATTGATGTGGGTATACGAAAAGTATTTGATGAAATGGCAAAGCAGTATGGATATGAAAAAATTGGAGAGCTTGTAAAATGAAAGTAATCGATGTATTTCCATTTTTTAATGAATTGGATATTTTGGAGATAAGATTGAATGTCTTAGATCCTTATGTTGATTGTTTTATTTTGAGTGAGGCAACTAAAACTTTTTCTGGATTAGAAAAACCTCTCTATTATGAAGAAAACAAAGAAAGATTTGCCAAGTTTAGCCATAAAATCATTCACAACATCGTTGAAGATACAACTTCTCCAGAACTTCATCCATATCAGAGAGATGTTTTTCAAAAAGATAATATTAAAAGTGTTGTCTTAGAAAATTTATCCGATGATGATATTATTATCTGGAGTGATGTTGATGAAGTTCCAAATCCAGAGGCAATTAAAGATATAAGAGATTATTTTGAGCAAGATGCTATCTTTCATTTTGCTCAAGAAAATTGTATGGGATACTTGAATCTTGTAGAAGTTGGTGGTATAATTCGTGCTATGACTCCAGACTGGGATTATGGAGATAGGCCAAGATGGATGGGTACAAAAGTATTTGGCAAATCTATTCTTGAAAAATATACCCTATCTGAACTCCGTAGTATGCAGGAAAAAGAAAAAAATTGTAGAATTTTTCCTGGAGGATGGCATTGGAGTTACGTTGGAAGTGAGGGACTTTCTGTTGAGGATCGAGTGTTGAAGAAGATTGAGTGTGCAGCACACTCAGAATTAAACAATGAACAAATTAAACAGAACGTTGCTAGAGTTAAGGACAACAAAGATCCATTAGGAAGAGATTATGCAGTTTATCAAACTGTTCCTCTTAACGAATCATATCCAAAGTATATTTTGGAAAATAAAGAAAAATTTGTAGGACTAATTAAATGATTGTATCTGAACTTTATAGTGGTTCTGGACTTGGAAACCAACTATGGAATCTAGTTGTCCCTAGAATTGTTGCAGAAAAGAATGGTTATGAGTGGGGAGTAAAGAAATCCAACCCATTCAAGGCATGTGCATTCATGAAAGATTTTGACTTTGGTAAAGAAGTTGTTGGTGGTTCAGGCCCAGAGGGAGGCCCACCAGAGTCTCTCCCTGAGGGAATTGAAAACTATTATAAGGAACGTGATGAACGATATCCACCTTATATGGGTGGAGAAGAAGTGATGTTCTTTGATGATCATCTGTGGAATTCTCTTCCAGACAATACAAAAGTGGATGGATGTTTCCAGAAAATGGGATACATTAAAGAATATCGTGATGATATTATTAAATGGTTGGATTATGACGATAAAATTACTAATTATTCCTCTGATAATATTTGTGTAATTCAGTTTCGTGGAGGAGATTATCTTACTGGGGCGTCTTGGGTTCCTCCCGAATACTATCAAAATGCGGCAAAACACATGTTAGAAAAAAATCCTGACATGAAATTTGTTTGTGTTACTGATGATCCAGAACATGCAAGAAAATTCATTCCTTTTGCTGAAGTTGTTGGATCTGCTGTCATGGATGAGAAGGATCCTTATCAGGGTAGCATTGGATGGTACAAATATCCAGGTGGCCCGATTGGAATCGACTATTCTATCCTCAATACAGCAAAGAATGCGATCATTTCTGCCTCAACATTCGCATTTTGGCCTGTCTGGACTAACAAAGAATGTGATGTTATTGCTCCAAAATATTGGTTTGATTGGAAAAATTCTAATGGTTGGTGGAGGCCTGACGAATCTATCGTTGATGAGTGGTATTGGTTAGATCGTCAAGGTGATTTGATGACAGGAACTGACTGTAAAAAAGAATATGAGATGTACAAAGAAACCAAACAATTTTATAGGAGTAAGTGATGAGTAAAGTTAAAATTTATACATGCACACACAATCGTCCAGACTTTATTCGACTGCAATATGAGGCAATCAAGCGTCATGTTAAGGATGATTTTGAGTTCATTGTGTTCAATAATGAGCGTCCTGGCGGCGATGGTGGTTATGAGGAGTCAAAAATTAGTGAAATTGACAGCATTTGTGAGGAAATTGGTGTAGAATCTATTCGCGTTGAGTTAGTTCCAGAACTAAAACACCTCAATGGCGTCAAAATGTTTGAGGGTGATAGTTACATTAATGGTAACAATGCCTGTGCATATTCATTTACCTGGATATGGAAGAACTATGTTGCAAAGAATGATTGCTTGACTGTGATGATTGATTCGGATATGTTTTTCATCCGAGACATCAATCTGAATGAGGAAATGGGAGACAGTAACTTTGCATATGTCCCATCATACCGCTATTTGGAGCAATATAAGAGTCCAGAAAACCCAGGAAAGCTTGCACTTAAGTACCCTTGGAATGGTATTGTCTTTGTAAAACCTCATGAATTGCCGAATCCTGAGAGTATTAGTTGGGGTTGTGGGTATGTTGAGGGTATTGCTGTCGATGTTGGTGGTGAAGCTCACACGTATCTTGAGAAAAATAAGGAAAAAATCAAAGAAAAGTATATTGATCAATGGGGACTTTTGGTTGATCTTGAAGCGCCTTTTGAAATCAACTACAGTGGTTGTGGACAAATGTTTGCTGACTTTCAGAAGGGAGAAGTGGAAATTAGAGATTATCAAGAATCAAATCTTCGCACTTTTCCACACCAAACTGAGAGAGAAAACTACTGGGAGTACGTTTATAACAACATTATGACTATTATTAAGGTTGCTGAGGAGAATCAGTTCCCTAGGCCAACCTTTGTTGATTTTATTAAGTTTGAAACGGATAACGATCTCCTTCAAGATGCCTTCGTTTTTCACTACAAAAATGCCAGCAACACACTTCCTTGGATGAAAGGAGAAACAGGACTACAGTACAACCACTTTAAAACCCAAGCACTTCAGAATCTTCTGAATAAATTTCAATTCCAAAAAAGAGTCATAGGAGAATAATATGTCAATCAGACACGATCAAATTAAAAAATTAATTGGAGAAAAAGATAAAATTGTAATCTTCGAGATTGGATGTGCAGATGGTAGAGATACCAGAACCTTCCTGAATACGTTTGGAGACAACCTAAAACACTATACGTTTGATCCAGATCCTGTAAATATTAAGGCTTTGAGTGAAATTGGTGCGACAAATTGTCTCGGAGAGTCTAATGATGACATTGTTCGAGATCCTAGAAATATTTTTCACCCATATGCAATGTGTGAAACTGACAAAACCATAACCTTTAATCGTTCTAGAGATATTGGGTATCCTGATAAAGGAGAGGGTGTTGGTAGATACTCTGGTTCTATTCATACTCCTATAGATCAAGCTTCCATGTATCCTGGCATTCTATTTGATCAAACTGTGGAGGCAGAGGGGAGAAGTCTTGACTCTTTCTGTAATGAACATTCAATTAATCATATTGATTTTATCTGGATGGACACTCAGGGTGCTGAAAGAGAGGTTCTTTCGGGTATGAAGGAGTCTCTTGACAATATTGACTGGATTTATACTGAATACTATAATCAAGAAATGTACAAAGATCAGATTTATCTTGATGGTATTATTGAAATGTTGTCTGAAAAGTTTGATCTGATTGCCACTTTCCCATTCTTAGATCAAGATGGTGGTGATGCTTTATTTAAAAACAAAAAGATACCATGATTAGTGTATACGGTTCATCAGGATTTGTGGGTAGTAGATTTTGCAATCTCTACCCCGATTTTGTTTTAAAACAAGGTAGAGAAGAGAGAAAACCTAGATCAAAAGACATTTTATATCTAATTTCGACAGTGGATAATTACAATATTCACTCCAACATAACTCTAGATGTAGAAACGAATCTAAAAGTATTGTGTGAAGTCCTTGATCATTGTAGAGATAATGAGATAACTTTTAATTTTATTAGTTCTTGGTTTGTTTATGGTGAAAGTGATCTTCCAGCAAAGGAAGATTATCACTGCAATCCCACAGGATTCTATTCAATCACTAAAAAGGCTGCTGAAGACTTGTTAATATCTTTCTGCAAAACTTATAATGTCAATTACAGAATTATGAGACTGTGTAATGTTCTTGGTGTTGGTGATGGTAAATTATCTGCAAAGAAGAATGCTTTGACTTATATGATCAATCTTCTAAAAAACAATGAAGATGTCTTTTTATATGATAATGGAACACCAGTCCGTGATGTGATGCATGTAAATGATGTATGTAGAGCAATAAAACTTATATGTGATAAGGGAAATATTAATGAAATTTATAATATTGGAAGTGGACAACCCACTATGATTGGTGATATAATTAGTGAAGCAAAACAATACCTAGGTTCTAGTTCTCTGATAAAATCTAGAGAAGCAGCAGAGTTTCATAAGATTGTTCAAGCAAAAGACTTTTGGCTTGACGATACAAAATTAAAAGAACTTGGATTTACCAAATCAATTACAACACAAGAAATCATTAGAGAGTTATGTACCAACTGATTGATACTTTTATTGAGTCTGCAAAGGAGATGGATGATGACATCTTTCCCTTTATTGCCAATAAAAATTGGGAAGAAGGTAAACCTGTTTATTATTCCGGCCCATATTGGGATGAACTTGAGGCTAGAGAACTTATTCATTCTATCCTGAAGGGTAAGTGGTTGTCTTCTGGTGAAAAAGTTAATAAGTTTGAACATGAGTTTTCTCAAAAGTTTGGATTTAAGCACTCAGTAATGGTTAACTCAGGTTCCTCTGCAAACCTGGTGATGATTGCTGCGTTGAAAAAGTATTTTAACTGGCAAGATGGTGATGAGATTATTGTCTGTGCTTGTGGTTTTGCTACTACAGTTGCCCCTATCGTTCAAGCGGGACTAAAACCAGTATTTGTTGACATTACTTGGGAGGATTTGAACTGGAATCTGTCTCAAGTTGAGAAGGCAATTACTAAAAAGACTAAAGCAGTATTCTCTTCTCCAGTCTTAGGTAATCCCTATGACATGGATGCCCTCTACGACATTCTTGACAGACATAATCTGGAACTTATTGCAGATAATTGCGACAGTCTTGGTAGTAAGTGGAAAGACAAATTCCTTACAGATCGGGCTGTAGCAGCATCTTGTTCATTCTATCCTGCTCACCACCTCTGCACTATTGAGGGCGGTATGGTTTCTTCTAACGTCAAAGCAATTGTTGACTTAGCAAGATCTTTTGCTTGGTGGGGACGAGGGTGCTATTGTGTTGGACAACAAAATCTTTTGTCTAATGGTGTTTGTGGAAGACGATTTGATAAATGGTTAGAAAAGTATCCTGACATCGTGGATCACAAATATGTCTTTGGCAACATGGGTTATAACTTGAAGCCACTGGATATGCAAGGTGCTGTTGGATCTGTTCAGTTACTTAAGTATGAAGAGATTCATGACAAGCGTCGTTCAAATAAAAACAAACTTCATAGGATCCTTGAGGGAGTTCCTGGAGTCCGTGTCATGAGTGAACAGAAAAATGCTGAAACAAGTTGGTTTGGAGTTCCTGTTCTTTGTGGCAGTAAAGATCTCAAACACTCTCTTGTAAAACATTTTGAAGACAATAAGATTCAAACTAGAAATTATTTTGCAGGAAATATTCTTCTTCATCCTGGATATTCACACCTTGATGATGCGAATAAATATCCAAACGCGAACCAAGTATTGGATTTAGTCTTCTTCCTTGGTTGTTCGCCTACTATCAATGATAGTATGATTGATTATATTGAAAAAATCACGAATAAATTTATCAATGCTTGATTTATCTAGAGTAACTCTTATTGCCATAGACAACACTCCCAGAGTTCATAATACTATTAGAGCCATTCATACATGTATTGAGCAAGCAAACTTTGGATCTATAAAACTAATAACTTCTAAGGAATTAAAGGATCAATGTCAAGAACCTCTACATCAATATGGTATTGATGTAGAAGAGATGGTGTATCCGATCACGGAAATCAACGAGTATAGTAAGTATGTTTTGTATGAACTTCATCGTCATGTGGATAAAGAGTATTGTTTGATGGTTCAAGATCATGCTTTTATCATTAATCCAAACGCATGGAGTGATGAATATTATGATTACGATTATATTGGTGCTCCTTGGCCATATCAAGAGAACTCATATGTAACTCCTTTTGATGAACATATTAGAGTTGGAAATGGTGGATTCTCTTTTAGAAGCAAGAAACTTCTTGAGGTTCCTTTGAAGAGAGAGATACCTTTTGACTGCACCACAGGAGATTTCTACAAACATTTCAATGCAAATAACTTTGCAGAGGATGGAAATATTTGTGTACATAATCGACACATGTTTATTGAGGAGGGATGTAAGTTTCCTCCAGTAGAGTTGGCTGCGCGATTTGCATTTGAAACACCAGTTCCTGAGAATGAGGGGTTGATTCCTTTTGGATTTCACTGTAATCTTCCACCAGGAATACAAATTCAAGGTTAATAATGATTGGTTATAATCACTTAGGAAAAAACGGTAGACTGGGAAATCAAATGTTCCAGTATGCTACCACTAGAGGTATTGCTGCATCAAAGGGATATGATTTTACTATTCCAGATTCTGATTTTAAGGATCAATGGAATGATCATCAACTCTTTGATGCTTTTAAAATGTCGGGAGCAAAAAATATTGGATTTATTGATGCCCAATATTACAAAGAACCAGACAATCATTCGCATGTTTACCTGCAACATTTTGTAGACAACTGTCCCGATAATATAAGTTTGTATGGATACTTTCAGACAGAAAAGTATTTCAGGCATATTGCAAATGAAATCCGTGAAGACTTTACTTTTGTAGATGATATTTTAACTCCATGTAAAGATGCTTTTTCTTTTGATGATGTTATCTCTTTGCATGTAAGAAGATCTGATTATCTATCTACCACTAACGTTGCATATCATAGTAATTGTGGAGATAATTATTATGAAAATGCTATTAATGAATTTGATTCAAATCTCCCCGTATTAATATTCTCTGATGATACTGAATGGTGCAAACAGCAGGATATTTTTAAACCTAAGAGATTCTTTATATCAGAGACTGGTAATAACTTAATGGACATGTGTCTCATGACAATGTGCAATCATCATATTATTGCTAACTCATCTTTTAGTTGGTGGGGTGCTTGGTTGGCAAACTCTCAGAATGTGGTTGCTCCAAAGCAATGGTATGGCCCAGCAGGGGCACATCAATCAACTCAAGACTTATATTTACCTCATTGGAAAGTATTATGAAAATATCCATCGCCATACCTCTATATGTCAAAGATTCTGTTGGTGTTCAATATCTAAGAGAAGCTTTTGATACCATTGAAAATCAAACGCTAAGGGATTTTGAAGTTGTCATATCAGATCACTCAACGATAAATGATGCTCTTGATCTTTGTGAAGAATATTCTAAAAAGTTTAAGATTAAATATATCCGAAACTTTTATGATAGAGAACTCCCCCATCCTGGAACAGTGAATTCAAATGTTGCCATGGAAAATTGTGAGGGAGAATATATTAAAATCTTACATTGCGATGATTTCTTTGTTGATAATTTTGCATTAGAAAAGATTGTAAATACATTGGATGAGACGGGAAAGAAGTGGTTAGCATGTGGTTTTAATCACACTACAGATGGCATAAACTTCTTTAACGTTAAAATCCCTCAATACCCCAATCATCTCCTAGTTGGAAACAATCTTCTCGGAGCTCCAACAAACATAACAGTCAGGAATGATTGTCAGGTTTACTTTGATCCTAATGCCATGATGTCCATGGATCATGAGTGGTATCATAGATTACGAATGGATTATGGATTGCCCGCCTTTGTAAATGATACATTGGTAACTAGTAGGATTCGTGATGATAGGTTGTCTGCTCAAGAATCATCGAAGTATGACATTGTTGTTGAGGGTGATGGATCTTCTTGGCAGTTCATTCAAAGTGAGTTAGAATACCTCAAGAGAAAACACGTAGACTTTTTTGAAAACTGGGAATATCCAAATGGTTGATTTATCAAATGCTACTTTTATTATTCCTCTGAGAATAGAATCCTCAGACAGAATGAGAAATATTGTTACCTTACTCTGTTATCTGTTTGATAATTTTAATACAAATGTGATAGTAAAGGAGGTAGACAAACAACCCATATTTAAGGAGACAGTTCTTCCTCAGATTGAGGAGTTTGTTGATCATGATATTAATTTAGTACATATCTTTGAGCAATCTGATGATTCTGTTTTTTATAGAATGCAGATTCTAAACGAGATGTTGTCGATGTGTAAGACGGATGTCGTCATTAATTATGATTGTGATGTATTGATGCCGATTCAAACTTACGTTGATGCTTATCAATCTATTTTAGATGGAACTCATGATGTTGTGTATCCATACGGTAATGGCAACTATCAAAAAAAAGTTCATGCTACAGATGAGATTGTTTCTGAGTTCTTAAATAATAATTCTGACTTCTCTATTTTTGATTCTAATTCTGAAGTGAGCACCTCTGATTTTGGGTGGGCTCAGTTCTTTAATAAAAAATCTTATATTAGAGGTGGCATGGAGAATGAAAACTTCAGAGGTTCTTCTCCAGAGGATAAGGAAAGATTTTTCAGATTCACAATGTTAGGATATAATGTTGGGAGAATTGATAATTGGATCTATCATTTGGAACATAGTAGAGGACAAAACTCTTGGCCAACCTCTGTTCAAGGTAATCCTTACATGAAAGAAAACTTTGAGTTGTGGGGTGCTCTTCAGCAAATGAACAAACAACAACTAGAAGAATATTATTCAAATCAAGAGTATCTTCAAAAATATGTTAGCTTTTAATCACATCGGAAGTCTGGGTAGACTTGGAAATCAAATGTTTGAGTATGCTGCCTTACGTGGCATCGCTACTAGACATGGATATAATTGGTGTATTCCTCCATCAGATCGAAAGGGTATTGAGAATTATAGTCTTCATGAATGTTTTATACTGGCACCTGATAGAAATGAGGGTGTGCTTGAAGATATTCAATATATACAAGAACCTTTTTTTCAATTTTCCGAATACTTGTTTGAAAATTGTCCAGACAATGTAAGTCTGCATGGATTTTTTCAATCTTGGAAATACTTTAAGAACGCTGAGGAATTGGTTAGACGTGACTTTACTTTCTTTGAAGAGTTTACAACACCCTGTGAAGAGATGATAGAGTCGATTGGTGGCGAACCAATCATGTTGCATGTTCGTCGTGGAGATTCTAATCTGACTGATTGTCGGGGGTTCAAATGGAGTTATACTCAGTGTGGTTCTATGCACCCATTACAACCTTTAGAGTACTATGAAAAAGCACTTGCACATTTTGATGAAGATCAACCTGTAATTGTGTTTTCAGATTCTCCTGAGTGGGTTAAAGAACAAAAGATCTTTGATGGTGATAGATTTTATATTTCTGAGCCAAAAGAAAAGTATGCAGATGGATCTTATCTTCCATATACTGATTTGTGTCTAATGTCTCTATGCTCTCATGCCATTATTGCCAATAGTTCATTGAGTTGGTGGGGAGCATGGCTGCAAAAAAACCCAAATAAAAAAGTTATTGCTCCAAAAATGTGGTTCGGGCCTGCCTATGCAGACAAAGACACTAAAGATCTCTACTGTCCTGACTGGATTCTAATCTAATGTATGTTTCTTCTTGCCCACTTAGGGTTTCTCTTTTTGGTGGATCAACTGACAATCCATATTTTGTAGAAAAGTATGGATATGGTGCTGTTGTAAGTTTTACTTGTGATCTAAAAACGTATGTAACGATCAGTCAGGATAAGTTTGGATTCAATAAAGAGGGGCACAAGTATATTATTAATTACTCAAAGAGGGAGGAGGTATCTTCTGTTAGTGAGATTCAAAATGAAGTTGTTAGAGTTGTTCTAGAACACTTTGACATGCCTCCAGTCCAGGTAACTCTCACTAGTGATGCATATTCTCAGGGTAGTGGACTAGCTTCATCGTCTTCCTACCTGATTAGTCTGATCAAATGCGCCTCTATGTTTAAGGGTGTAAGTATGACTGATGTTGAGATATGCGCTCTCGCATATGAATTAGAAAGGAAGTTCAATCCTTATTGTGGATATCAGGATCCTTATGGATGTGGTATTGGTGGATTTAAAAGGATAGAGTTTCAGCGAGGTGGAATTGTTAAGTATGATTTTCAATCGTCAGAATTGTTCAACAACTATGATATGCACCTTGTCTTCACAGGTGTAACTAGAAACTCCAAGAAAATTCTAAAAGATGTGAGCGGCAATCTTGAAAAGATACCTCAACTTCTTGAGGTTCTTGAGAAGTCTTATGATCTTCTGATTGGAAAAAAATATGATGAGTTTCTGCAACTTGTCAACGTTGGTTGGGAAAAGAAAAAAGAAACAAGTAGTATGATTAGTGAAAATCCTTTCATAAAAAAGATCGATGATCACTTACTAAATAATCCGCTTGTGATTGCACATAAGTTGTGTGGAGCAGGTAATGGCGGATTCTTTTTAACTTTCTCTGAGAAGGGTAAATTGACATTGCCACATTCATCAGTTAAAATTAATATATCACCAGATGGAGTGAAAGGTAAAAAATTATGATTACATTAGAAACAAATCATCCCGACTAAAAATGAATCCATTTACACAATATGTAAATGCTCTCAAATGTGCTCATATGAGTGATGAGTTTGAAAAATTTCAAAAAGCATTTACAGAACACAAGCGCATTATTATTTTGGGAAATGGTGGCAGTAACTCTGTTGCCTCTCATATTTCTCAAGATTATATGAAATTTCATAAAAAGAAAATTTGTGTATTTTCAGATCCATCTATGCTGACAATGTTAGCTAATGATTTTGGATATGAAAATGCATATCTAGAGTTTTTAAAGTATCATATTGAACCAGACACTCTTGTTATATTGATGAGCTCTGGTGGTGAGTCTGAAAATATTATTAAATGTCAAAAGTTTTGCCAAGAAAATAATTATCGTTATGGAGTTCTCACTGGATTTTTTAGTAACAATAGACTGAGAA